CAGGGACTCTAGAGATGGTCCCTCAGTGAGGCTCTCTGGAGGAGAGATTGGGGTATCTTCAAAGAAATAGTGTGCAAAATCACACTTTTCTAATAAACTAATAACTTTCTCATATCCTAGTACATTCAGGCACCCTATGATAGCAACCTCTAGGGTGTCTTTGTCTGTTGATATTTTACTATCACTATTTGCACCACGTATCCTAGATAAAAGTTCAAGTGCTTTGATTGCACTGTTGGTATGTCCATTTGCTTTTGCAAATTCGTACTGGCTTTCCATCTCCTTGATAACATCAACGTCTGTTTCTAGTTCTTGTTCTAATTCATGGACACGATCTATAACTTCTTGCTTCTGCAAGAGACGATAGCCCTGGTTGTAAGCAGACTCTGCTGCATAGCCAGCCGCCTTTGCTGCTTCCGTAGCGTTACGGTGTAGTACATAAGCTTGTGAGAACTTCTCTTGCTTTTCATTTAACATAATATGTTATTAATCCATTTGACATAAGTGCAAGTGTTACAGCATTAATAACAATCAATGCTCTGTCATTCCATAGTATACCAACAACAAACCAACCAAGCATACCAAGAGCATGAAAGATAAGGTTAGATGGGAAGATGTTATTGCTTGTTAATATTACACCTATAATTAAAAGGAAGGAAGCTACCCACTTGATATACCAGTCTGGTGTATGTGTGGGAGTTAGCTTTTGTATTTTCATTTAGAGCCTACAGTTTCTCTTTCAATATCATTGTGATCAAACTCAGCCCAGTACAACTCAAAGGCTTCACCATGTGTCATACCCTCAAACTGATGAAACTCTCCAGGCTTTACAGTTGTCCACTCTCCAGGTTCTAGTACTGTCTCATCTACTAGGTCATAGTCGTTCTTCCAAACCTTGATCTTTAAAAGTCCCTTAGTTACGTAGAAGCCGTTCCACTTGTGTTTGTGTTTATGTTTGCTGCACGTACTGCCTTCCATAAATTCTATCTTATGAAACTCTAATGCGCTATTACCAAAGATAAACTCTGTGTTACCCCACACTTTACCTGCCTTCATTACCTTACCTCTTCTTCATGTTGTTGCGTTGTACGCCTTTCCACTTCTCTGCTGTACGCATACCACCTAGTCCAAGTAAGGCAAGGGTCAAAGACATAAGACCTTCAGTCTCAATGTAAGGTAGTACTATATCTGCACCACTAATTGCAATGCCCCATACTGCTACAGGTTGAAGGACAAACTGCCATGCTAAACCAAAGGCGCATATCCACATAATGGCTGGCCTAGCACCAGCAACAAAGATAGATGGCGACTTAGCTTGTTCTATATTTGCCTGTGCTTGTGCTAGATCAAGAGATACCATCTGCTGTTTAAGCTCTGCATTAAGTTTAGTCTTTAGGTCTTTGTCTTCAACAAACTTGTCGAGGACTTTACCTGCTACTCCAATAACTGAATCTGCAATACCTAACATTTTAACTCTCCGTTAGTTGAAAGATTGTAGGGAAGTATTTAATCTTATAGGCTCGTCTCTTAATCTCTTCATCTACTTTATGATCTGCATATAGTATAATATTTAAATCAACATTCTTATGTTCTCTAAGTCTACCTGCTAAAAAGTTTGCCCACTCTTCAGGTTTAAAGATAGATACATGTACGTTAGTACCATCCCTAAATTTTTTAAGTGCAGGTAGGCAAGAAATGTTTAAGAATAATACTTTCTTTGCATAGTCAAGAAGCTCATCTACCACCCACCCTAAGTCTTCTTCTGGTACATGCTCTAATACATCTGTGCATACAACAGAATCAAACTTACCAGTAGGTAGCTTATTATGTTCTTCATAACCTGGATCATATAGAGTATATTCTTTTATGTCCCAAATCTCAGGTAGTGGTTTAGAGATAGGATTATCTATCTTAACTTTATCATGGTCCTTAGTATATAGCAAACCTTTACCACTACCATAATCAAGAAGTGTTTTACATTTGTTTTCTCTAAGTACATGCTTAATAACATCTACAAAACTAGCAACACTACGACCATTAAACATTTGGTCGGATGACTCGTGCATTAGTTCGTATTCTTTTAATAGTTCTTCATACCTTTCGGATGGGAACTCTCTGCTATAGTCATCATCACATTGAATAGATGACTTTACTGTGATTGCTTTTGCTTGTTTCATGAATAGTATCCTTCAAATGTAGGACGTTCCTCTCTTGATGCTTGTATACCCCACAGATCAGCAACCATAGTGTCTTTACCGTGGAAGGATATTACACCCTCAAGACCAGGATCAGCAAAGACTTTTTCACAATCTTGTGCCATAGCAAGAAGCTCACCTGTTGTCCAATATGTTTTATCTTCTACATTTACCTCAATGTATTTAGGCTTGGGAGTTTCACCACCCTCTAGATCACCTGTAGTCTCAGTCTTCTCCTCGTCAGTAGGCTCATCTCTACAACAATCAAAACCAAATAAGTGTACATCTCTAAAGCCCATTGTATGGAACATGCCTATGCCTCGCATCGCTGCACATGTACCACCTGTAATTAGAGTAGCACCTTGAGGAATACCAAGCTCTTCATTTAGCTTGACTACGTTGTTAGTAATTTGATTACCCCTCTCCTCTTCTTCTCGCAGTGAATCAGTAAAGGCGTGCCATCCCCATATATTAGCACCACTATCTTTGAGGTGTTTAGTTGTAGATGGATCAGTCATTGACGCAACAAAGAACATTGTATCAGAAGACACATCTTTAAACAAGTCTTTTCTTACAATGTTATGTGTGCTTACACCTTCAACTGGTCGAGGATCAAGAACAATACAGCCCCACGGTACAATGCCATTCTTTAGTAGGTTAGGATATGCATGTTTAACTGCAAGCATCTTAGCTGTAGGATTATCCTTCATGAAAGCTTTCAGTTCATCGTAGTCTATATACGGTCCTGCTGAAACAATAATACCCTTGTCTCTATGAGCAGGGTGTTTAACAATCCACTTATCTTCATCAATTAATTTAAGATTAGTTTGAATGTTACTGGTAATGTATTCCTTTGGTACACTATCTCTGGGGTGTACAATAATAGGAACACGTTTAACTTCTTCAGGTACATCTTTAACATCGTTGTTAGTTAAAACAACAACAAGGTGAGTTACACCACCATTAACAACACGATCACTGGACGGTAGTATATGTTTTCTATTTGTACTTTCTTGGTCAAAGTTAGTCCAACCCTCGTCGTCTTCAAAACCTTCTTGAACTTTATTTGTTTCAATCTTTTCAAAGACCTTGTTAACACCTTGATATTTTTCAGGCGGTAGTTCTTCAGCTTCGTCTTTTGTAAAGTAGTGATCCATCAAAACAACAGGCACATTCTGCAATACATCAAACTCATGTGCTACAGTCTTCTCACTATTACCACTACCAATCAATGCTATATCAATATCATCTGATATGTCCTTAGTAAGAACATTTCTGACATTACCCTTATGTAATTCATAGGTAAATATTTTGTCATTATGTTCTTTAACATACTCTGCAAATTCATCTAGTCTTTTGACAACAGCAGCCTCAGTGTTGTGAGGTTTAACATTGAACTCTTCTTTATCTATAGCAGACGTTGCATCTTCAAAGAGATCATAACCAATGTAGTGTACAGAATCTGTACGATCAAAGGCAGCAAGAGCCATCTCAATAGCACGACCAGCGTTCCATGTACCAGTCTCTAGTATCTTCTTAGGTTCATAGAAACGTATAAGGTCAGCTAGTTGTTTATACCTACCAGGAAGAATGTCTGGTGTAGTTGCATCATTTGATAAAGGTATAACACGATTACCATCAGCATCTCTGAGGTTCTTTGCTAGTGGACTACGTAAGTCTGCTAGTATATTATCAACAAACTCTGATGTCTCTGAGTTTAGTAATCTATAATTCATACCGTGTGCATTGTATATAGACACTAAGTTATTAAGAATAAAGAAGGCTCTCCAATCTCTATACTTGAGGTAGCTGTCAGTGATATAGGCACCACGTAGGTCAGCTATTAGATCGACACAAGGCTGGTATGTAATTTGAAATGCAGCAAAGTGTGTTTGATCTTCAATCAGTGTGAGCGGAACCTCACTGTTATCATGAGTAAATACTTTCTCTAAATATCCAGTAGTAACCTTACCCATAGTGTAACAGTGAGGATCAACCCAAAGCACCCATGACAGGGAATTATTAAACATCGTTTCGCTGATAGCAAAAACTTTAGGAGCTTCTGTTAAGGCATCAATGGTTTCATTGTACTCGAACTCACCGTTCTCTGTACCATTATGCTCTTTGTTTCGTTCAACAAACTCTGTGTAGTCAGATAGATTACTTAAATTATAATAGTGAATATTCTTTGCTTTAGGCAATGAATAATGTTTAATATCTAGATCATAATAATAGCAATCAAATTCAATAGTAGTATCCCACTTAGAGGCAAAGTCTTCTAGTAACTTAGCACCATTATTTTTAAGTAGCTTCTCATTGAAGCATGTAACAACTCTATAACTCATAAGGTTCAATAATTCCTTTTCCTACAAGATACGTATACTCTTGATTCCATTCAGAAGCATAGTAACCATCAGCATGACGACCACAATTCCAGTCTTTGAACCACGGGCCACCTGTAGTAAAGTGTACGTTCTTAGGTTTAATGTCAGAAGAAGAATGATTGTCTAACCAATTCCACTCCTCGTTAATACCACCAATGTCTGAGTCCTTGTCACCAATCCATTCAAATTGATGTAACCATGATCCAGGCATTGTGTTTACTTTTTCAACTGTAAGCTCTTTGTTCTTGGGGTGTGAACAATTCCAAAGCATAAGGCTAGACCAATTCTTTCTAGGATAAGCTAACTGAACTTGTTTGTCCATCTTTACTCTATCTGTTGGCTCATACTTATGCTTAACACAATAGACAGGATAGTAATCTAGATTGTACTCCTCAAAGATTTCGTTGATGTCAGTACGAACAAGCATGTCGCAGTCCATGTATAACGCCCAACCCTCATACATATTTAAGGCAGGAACAAGAAATCTAGAGAAACTAAACTCAGTAGAGAATGGTCTTCCATCTAGTAAATCTATCTTTTGATTACCATCTTCTTTATGTTCTCTCCAATACATATTCATTAGGCGTAAGATATCTAGTGTAATGGGAACCACACGTATATTATCTACAGAGATACGTTCAATGGTAAACTTTAAAACTTCATAGGCTACACGTTCTTTGGGATCGTAGCCAATGTAAACTGTATTGGGTGCTTTCTTCATAGTAACTCCAAAAAAGGGTTAGCCACTAGAATATCTAGCAGCTAACCTAGTTGGTTTGTATATTAGTTTATATTATAGATAGTTTCTTTCTCATTCTCAGGAATGACTCTCTCAAGAGATATCTCCAACATACCATATTTAAGACTGACATCTTTAACAAAGACATTCTCTGCCAGTAGAAACTCTTTCTTAAAATCTCTATTAGCAATACCTTTGTAAACATAATCTTGTTTTGTTTCCGCAACAGACTTTTTACTTTCGATAGTTAAAGTCCCATCTTCACTCTTAACTGATAAGTCTTCTTTTGAAAACCCTGCAACAGCCATCGTAATAACATACTCATCGCTGCTTTTCTTTATTAGATTGTGTGGTGGATATGCTTTAGACACACTGTTCCATATACGTACAGCATCATCCAAGAACCTTTCGTGACCAATGGCCCACTCAGGTAGGGTTTCAAACATCGTAAGTGAATTAACCATATCATTCTCCTATTAGCAAGTTGATATTAACATGACCCATTATTGGCATCATACATATATTATACTACAAAAATACTCTTTCGTCAAGGACTTTTTTATACACCGCATGAACCACCATGACCAGTGATAGTGCATATGTCGTGTGTCTCTAGTCCTTCTTCAAACTCCTCACCAAGTTTCTCAACAGCTTCAGAGTAAGATACACTACTAAGTGGCTGACCACCACGGCATCCATCAGGGTACACCGTAAAGCCACGTAGCCTACCAGCATAGGTAGCTAGTGTCTCAGTAAAGTCATCTACTGTGTCTTCATTATTAAGCTTATTACCCCACTCAGGTAGGTTAATAGTAGAAGAGATGGACATATCTACATAGTCTTGTATGTCTGCTTGAAACTTAATACGTCTCTTATAGTCAGACGCAAGGTCAAGAGCAGACTCAATCTTATCTGGATTGATACCATATAGATCAATGATCTCTTGTGCAGCACTGTCTACTACGTACTGGTAGTGCCAACGTGTACCGTTCTTGAGATACCTACGCTTATATGCTACAGCAAAGATAGGCTCAATGCCTGTAGATGTTCCAGCAAGGATACCAATAGAACCTGTGGGTGCAATAGCACGATTAGCAACAGGACGAGAGACGTTAAGCTGATCAGCAAACTTAGCACTGGTGTTGTCGCTGATACCTTTGTATACAGAGAGCCACTTATGTAACCCATCGCTTACCTCATACTTCTGTCCTGCCTTGATCAGCCACTCATGTATACCCATCAGACCAAGACCAAGCCTACGGTTCTTCTCTCTAACATCATAGACCTTTTGATATGGTAGCTTGGCACGTAACGTACCACATAACAGGAACTTAGTAGCTAGTTCTACTACATTAGAAAACTCCGAAAGATTGTCGATACGACCCATGTTAATAGAGCCAAGGTTACAAACATCTGAATCATCTTCTGATGTGACTTCCGTACAGGCGTTGCGGAGTGTTTCGTTTTCTTTGTCAAAGAAGTTGAATGAGAATCCTGGTTCACCAGTTCTAAGGCTCTGACTAACATTAGTCCTAAAGGCATCTCCTACATCTCCTGTCTCATAATAGTTTAGCAACCACTCTGTATCATAGTTTACAGAAATATTAGTCATGTCCAGTGGTGCAGGAAAGTTGAAGTCTTGTTCTTTAATCTCACCAATGGTATGTTCTGTCTTACCAATAGGCATATCATACCAGTTCTTTGACAGAAGAAAATTATCTACGTCTGGATGTTTCCAATTAAGACTTGCATAAATTGCAGACCTTCTAGAACCACCTTGCATAACTCGTCTACCAATCTCATTGATCATCTGCATCTTAGGTATAGGTCCAGAAGCAAGACCACCCGTACCATTCAGCAGCCTACCCTCTTCACGGTATACACTGTAGTCAATACCAATACCACCGCCTGTCATTAGACAAGACTCAGACTTCCATGAGATGTTAGCCCAGTCTTCTCTGGTATCTTCTTCTGCTTTTAGCAAGTAGCAGTTATTGAAAAACTTATTGTCACGCCCAGCATAGTAGAGATACCTACCACCAGGAATAAACTTGAGGTCTGTAATAATTCTTTTGAGTTCTTCTTTCTCATCCTTGGTCATATATGTTTGACATACATCGTCCACCAACACAGATGCTAGTGCATCCCATGTCTCACAGTTATGGTGAGCATACTTCTGCTTGAAGATATCCTCACTAAACTTCGAACGAAACATAGGATTTTCGTTTGATCTAAATTGTGCCATCGCCCCCTCCTTATGTGTAATAAAATTTCAAAATCATTTCCGCATAGTGTATAGCTTTCTCTATATCTTTCTTTCCTTCTCCTTTGGTTCTATGTCTAGTAATATATTTAATAACATTACCCTCAAAATAGTTTAAATCATTTGAATGTATGTACTCAACAGGTTGTATACCACAGTCTTTGTAATGATCACCACCTACCTGCCTCTCCATAGTATCACAGGAAGGAGTGAAGTTTTTGTCTGATGTCATCTACGTTCTCCGATAAGGTTACTCGTAAAGCAAAGGTTCTAACTGTGTCTGGCTCTACACCAGCAAGCTCACATGTGATAGTAAAGTTTTCACATGTTGTACCTACAGACGCAAATACCCATGCCATCGCCTGATCTCTATACAGGGATGTTTCATGCGGCTCATTATACTTCTCTGGTTTAGATAAGTCAAGCAGTGCTTGCAAAATAACTGCAAGATTTAAAGACCTATCAGGATTTTTGTTTGTTAGATCATATAAAGAATGTGCTTCTAAGATATCCTCAATCATCTGGCGGCTCTTGTACGGGCCTGTAGAACTTACCACCTACGTAGTTATTGTAGTAGGCTTGTTCATCAGAGCCTTCTAGTTTTTTTGTTAGTGCATGGTTAATCATTTGATAGTAACACTCATAATATTTTAAGCTACGTTTATTTTTATATTCACCTATAATTTCAAATCTAAAATTTTTCTTACCGTGCTTCTTGATGTCTTCGTTAAGGTGTTTGCTTGAACCAGTATATACTTTCCAATTAGATTCAACTTTCTTTTTCTTACGTGTATAAAAGTATTGCTTACATCCAATGTAAGACTTAG